TCGCGCTCAAACAGCTCGTTTTCATCAAGGTAGGGTTGTTCGTTGCCGTCCAGATAGGCCACCTCGATGGTGTCCACCTGGGCGGGGTCTGCCACCAGGTACCAGGCTTTTTCCGAGTTCGCATCCAGGCGGGGCTCCGCGATCGGGGTCAGCCGGTTGGCCCAGGGGTTGTATACCCCGGAAGACTTGTCGGCATCAGGCAGGGCCGTGGACCGCAGAATCACTTCCGCGTCGGTTTCCTGGGCGGTCGGGGTCAGCAGGAACGCGGGCTGCAGGTCCAGATAACTGCCGTTGAGCCCCTTTTGCTGGCGCATGGACTTGCGGGCTGCAGACAAACGATCCGTAGTGACAACGCCCTTGTCCGTGCCTTCCAGGTTTTTGTGGTCCGCATGAAACAGGGTCTTGCTGTCCTCATTCATGGTGGGGTTGGCCAGCAGCAGGGAATAGACAATGTCTGCTTCCATGCGCCGGGCGGCCGCGCCAAACAGCTGCGGAATGCGCATAAAGGCCCGAAGGTCATCATTGATGATCATTTTCCGGGTCAGATACACGATCTTTCCACGGGATTCCACCCGGTAGGATTCCTGCTTGTCCTTGAACGCGCCGGACTTGTATTCGCCGTTTTCGTCAATGAGCTCCAGGTTCGGCGCCTCGGATAAGGCGATGCCGTAAATGTCCTTGAAATCCGTGGCCGGTACAACATTGACCCAGGGCCGCCAGGTTGCGGGGCTTTCCTGGTAGGCGCGCAGCAGGCGCTTGTTTGCCGATTCCATGAAAATGGACGGAAAATCACTGGTGGCCAAAGAGGACCGCTGGGACAAAATCGCATCCGCGATCTGCCGCCGGGAGTTCATGCCCCGGGTGGGGATGCCGGCGCGCTCCATGCAGATCAAAGCGATATCGGCAATGGACCGGCCGCGGAAATCCTCAAAACCGGGTGCGGGCTCTTTTTCCCGGACCCCGGATCTGGCCAGCACGCCGGAGATGGCAGCGGAGCGGAACTTGTCCGCCTCGTGATCGCCTTCATACAGGCGGCCCGGCCCCAGGGGCGGATTCTGGGTTTTCATTTTTTCAAAGACCTGGGCACGGGCCTGGTCCAGGGAGATATCTTGGCGGATCAGGCCGTCTGCCTCGTTTTCTTCCAGGCCGGCCAGGCGTACGGCCTCGCGGATGCCGTCAATGCGGTCGCGTTCGGCGCGGATGGCGTCGCGGGCGGCCCGCTTGGCGGCATCGTCGAGGTCGTTTCGGGTGTACTGATTGCCGTCCGGGCTGGACTGGCCGCCGGCCGGGGCGCTTCTCTGGCCATTGCCATTGCCGTCACCGTTTCCGTTGCCGTTTGCGCCGGTGCCGCTGCCGGATCCGGATCCGGACGGATCATCCACGCCGGCCTCTTTGCGCAGCCGGTTTAATTCGCTGCGGGTTTCGGCTGCCAGGTCCTGGCGTTCATCGAGTTGCGCCAGAAATCTCCAGGCCTGCTCATCGATTGCGTCCGCCGGCAGGCCCATGCGCTGCAAAAACTTTCTCAATTTTTCATTCATGGCATTTTCCTCCGTTTGTTTGTGTTTGGCCCGGGCCTTGGCCAAGGCATCGGCACCGATAGGCGTGAGAGAGACTTCCTTGAGCTCCCATTTGGTAACGACCCGTACGGGGCCTTCATAGGTCACCCCTCCGATGGTCTTTTTCTCCCCGCGTTTGACTGACTCATATTCAAGCACCCGATAACCCACGGACACGTCCGTGACATGGCCTTCGGACACCAGGCAGGCGGCTTCGCGGCCGCGCACGGTGCCGGCAAACCGGACCGTGGTTTTCACGGCCTTAAACCCGTCTGTGTCGGCTTCCGAAAAATCCCGGGCGGAACCCAGCACGTCAGAGACCCGAAAACGGGAATGATCATCAAGCAATGGCACCTGGCCGGCAGCCGGGGTCACCATGCCGTCCATGCGCAAAACCTCGTCCACCACGTCCATCTCGGAGAAATCAAACACCTGGGTGGGCCGCTCGGTTGCCGCGACAAACCGGACGGTTGAGGCATCCGGGTCAAAGGTCTCCGGGGACACGGACCGGGTGCGCATGACATGGGCCCGGTTCGGGGTGTTTCTGTGCATGAGCCGGTCAGGGATCGGGTCGGGGATTATTTTAAAATCCTGCATTGCTTATGCTCCTTGCTCCTGTGCTGTATTGTTGATGCCCGCTTGTTCGAGCTGGCCTTTTTCGCGCTTTAGCTGCTCCACCAGCTCGTCAAAGTCATGGCCCCGGTCTGCGGCCAGCTTGCGCCGGGTGTTGATGCCCAGCTCAATCTCGGTTTTTGCCGCACGGGAGTCTTTTAGCGGATCCACCCAGGGCCAGCCCGGGGCCTGCCATGTGACCGGGATGTCAGCCGGCAGGGTGTCGATGTCAAAAAGCCGCATGTAATAAGTAAACGCGCGCCAGATGGGCGTGTTGAACTTTCGGTTTAACAAGCTCTGCTGCTTCTGGTAGCCCCGGCGTTCTTCCAGGGCAGCGGAACGGGCGGCGGAATAGCTCGCATCGGCGTAATCATTGGAAAAACTTTCATAGCTCATGCCAACGCCGGTTGACGCGCCCTTCAAAGTCGTCTTGGTAAAGGGCTCGTAAGTCTGGCAGGGTCTTTCATATTTGGCTGTGGTGATCTTCATGCCCGGGGGCAGCACGTCAATGCGGCCCGGGTCAATGTAGTCGGATATGTCGTCCACGCCCGGATATCCCGAGGCTTTTGTGATCGGGTGATTTTCCGGCATCTGGTGTTCCGGGTAGGACGATTCCACAAAAACGCCGAAGGCCGATGTCAGGCGCGATGCCAGGCGCTCGTTGTTCTGGTATTCCCCAAAATCTTTGATTTCCATGATGGCGGCCACCAGCCAGGAGACCCCCCGGGTCTGGGAGGCCCGCTCCGGGGAAAACACGTGGATCATGGAGCCGGCCGGGATCCGGTTGGACCGGGAAAGGGAAAACAGGGTGTTTTCCCCGGGGTGTTCCGGAAACACGTGATAGGCCACCACGCGGCCGGCCTTGTTAAATTCCTTGCCGCGCTTGGCGTAATTGCCGTTTCTCAGCCGGCCGTCAATGGATGTGTCCAGGTGATCGCATTCGATCAGTTCGATGCCCAGGGGCACAATGCCCTGGCGGTGCAGCTCCGGGTCATAGAAAAAATGCGCCAGGATTTCGCCGTCCTGCCAGAGGTGCCGGAGGCAAAGCTCTTGTTTTTCGTAAAAGTCCACCGCCTCGGCCCATCGCTTGAAATGGGCTTCGGCCCGGTTGTTCCGGGTGCGCTGCAGCTCGCCGTCATTGGTTTTAAGGGCCGCCTGGGGCCGGATGCCGTTAAACACCACATTGTTGACGATTTTGCGCAGGGCCCCGGAAACATGGGCGTCATTTCTGACAAGATCCCGGGCCCGGGCAAGGATCAGCTTGTGGTCTTTTTTAAGGATTTCGTCGCCGGACTTGTTCGACGGCCGCCAGTTCTGGTTCGGGCCGGTTTTGTTGGCGGCCAGGTAGGAACGCAGCACCCGGCGCCGGCCGATATAGCGCATGGCCGCAGACGGGGCCACCGTGCCGATGACAGAGGCCATGGCCCGGGTGAATATGTCGGTTTTGGGGGCTTTGCGTCCGGTATTATCCACGTCGGCCTCCAAATATCGCCTGGCCGGTGTTGATCCGGCCGCCGTTGGATTTCACCTGGATCCGGCGCTCAAGGTCGGCAATCGCCTTTTCAATGGTCGCCAGATCCGCGCGATCAGCCCGGAAATCCCCGGCCCGGTAGGATTGCGCGCCTCCGAGGATTTTCTTTCTGGCGTTTTTGTATAACGCCAGTTCTTCCTGTAGTTCAGTTATGGTAGCCATGGGTGCAGAATAGACCCCGGCTGATGGCGGGTCAATGAGACGAGTACTAATTTAGTACCAGTACTACAAGGGTTCGCCGAAGGCAATAAGAAAAACTTCGGGTAGGGATCAATATATCTCCGGTCAGCAGCATCAAGTCCTCACTTCCAGGCTTTCAACGGATTTAATGGTCTTGTTGAGCTGGTTTAAATAACAGCCCGGATTTCCGCATTTGTGATACCGGATCCGGCAGCCGTGTTCCCAGGGCCGGGTGGTATAGACCGGCACTTTTCTGCGGCCGCAGAACGGACAGCGGGCGCCGGTTGTCGGAAAATAATCCACGCCGCTTTCTGCGGCCTGGATGGCAATCGCCAGGTGTTTTGCTATGTCTTTGTTTTCCATTACCGCCCCGTAAAAGGATTTTTCCCGTTCGTGTAGGGATTGACGCTTTTTTTCCGCTTCTTTTTCGGCGTATCTGTTTCGGCCGCCATGCGCTGGGCCATGGCCTGCAGGCTCGGAGACCACTGCCAGTG